AGGAAGGGGCGACCGAATGATCGCCCGGGCCCTCGCGTGGCTATTATTGAAAATTGCAGGAAAGGAGGAGCGTGAAATGCTGGTACGTCTGTATGCAGGCGAGATCATCATGGGCCGCATCACCGAGGACGACGTCCCCGCGAAGCTGAAGGCCCGCGTGCACAAGTATCTCGTCGACATGGGCTACTTCGACGACGTCGAGGAATAAGCCCAACAACAAGGAGGGCCGCGTCCTGCGGCCCTCCGGCTTTTATGAGGTGACACAATGATCGAAATCAACATCGGCGCGCTCGTCGTCCTTTTGGGGATCCCGACGGCCGCGACCGGCTTCTGCTTCTGGATGCTCGAGCACAGGATCCAAAAGCGCGAGAAGCAAAAGGAGGCCGAGGAGGCCAAACGGCAGAAAGAGGCAGCGGCCCGAGAGCGTGCCCGTGAAGATCTCCAGATCATCACCATTCAGGGCACGTCGGCAGCCATCGCACTCGGCGAGGCGACGGCCCGAGCCGTGCAGCGCATCCCTGACGCACATTGCAACGGGGATATGCACGCGGCCCTCGACTACGCTGCCAAAATCAAACACGCGCAGAAGGACTTCCTCACCAGTCAGGGGATCCACGCGATCATCGACTAAGGAGGTGAGCAGCATGGCCGCAAAGAAGCGCCGGCGCAAGCGTAAAAAGAAAATCGAGGCGAGCAAAAAGCTCGCATACTGGGCGGCCAGCGTGGCAACGCTCAGCGCAGCCAGCTCTCTGCTGCTCTCTGCCTTCGGGCGCGACCCGGTCGGTGAGCTGACCGGCACCATCTTCACCGCCTGCGTCGGCTATCTAATCACATACGCCGGCAAGAGCCTCGGCGAGAAAATCAGCCGAAACCGCCACGGGCTCGACGCCGACGGCAACCCGCTCCCGGATCCGTCCGGGGACACTCTCAACAATGAGGAGGCAAAAGGATGAACACCATCGACATCACCCCTATCGTCAACGCAGCCATCGCTCTGATCGGCGCCGGCGTGAGCGTTTTCCTGATCCCGTGGCTCAAGAGCCAGACCACCGAGGCACAGCGCAAGGAGCTGACCGCGTGGGTAAAGATCGGCGTCGCTGCTGCTGAGCAGCTCTACAAGGGCGCCGGCCGTGGCGAGGAGAAGAAGCAGTACGTCATCGACTTCCTGAAGCAGAAGGGCTTCAAGGTCGACGAGGAGAGCGTCATCAACGCGATCGAGGCAGCAGTCAAGCAGCTCAACACCGAGGGCCTGACTATCGAATGACGGAGAGGGGCGGGCTCCGGCCCGCCCTTTTTCTTTTTTACAGCTAAGGAGGTAAAACCATGAGCAAATGCTACGCATCGGCCGTTCTCGCCATCGCTGCGGCAGAGATCGGCTACCACGAGAAAAAGAGCAACAGCCAGCTCGACAACCCGACCGCCAACGCGGGCAGCGCCAACTATACCAAGTACGCCAGAGACTTCGACGAGAAGTACCCGAAGTGGTACAACGGCAAGAAAAACGGCTTCGCATGGTGCGATATGTTCGTCGACTGGTGTATGCTGACCGCCTTCGGATATGCGGACGCGCTGCGCCTGCTCTGCCAGCCCGAGAGATCCGCAGGCGCCGGCTGCACCTACTCCCTCATGTACTACGAGAAGCAGGGCCGTTATCACGCCAAGGATCCCAAACCCGGCGACCAGATCTTTTTCAGCACCGCGCACTCCAAGAGCAACGTCAGCCACACCGGCCTCGTCGAGAAGGTGGACGGCAGCAAGGTCTACACCATCGAGGGCAACACCTCCGACCAAGTGGCCCGCCGCTCCTACTACCTGAGCGACAGCTACATCGTCGGCTATGGCCGCCCGGCCTACGACGCAGAGCCCGGGAACGCCAACGCAGGCAGCCAGACGCCGAGCGGCAGCACCACCAGCGAAGTGACCTACACGGTCGTCGCCGGCGACACCCTGAGCAAGATCGCGGCCAAGTACGGGACGACCTACCAGAAGCTCGCGGCGTACAACGGGATCGCCAACCCGAACATCATCAGAGTCGGCCAGAAGATCAAGATCCCGGGAACCGCGACCCCCAAGAAAACCAACGCCGAGATCGCCAAGGAAGTCATCGCCGGCAAGTGGGGTAACGGCGCAGACCGCAAGAAGCGCCTCGAGGCCGC